CCTAAGGAGTGATTATGGTATGAACCAACTTCAAAGATTTATGTACAGCAATCAAGAAGTACGAAGCACAGTTATTGATGGTCAACCTTGGTTTGTAGCGAAAGACGTTTGTGATGTTCTGGAGATTTCTAACAATCGTGATGCTTTAAATAGGCTAGATGAAGATGAAAAGGATGTAGTTTCAACCGACACCCTTGGAGGAATGCAAAATGTTTCCGTTGTAAACGAACCGGGCCTTTATTCCTTAATCCTCGGCAGCCGCAAACCTGAAGCAAAACAATTCAAACGCTGGATCACACACGATGTCATCCCAAGCATCAGAAAACACGGTGCTTATATGACACCACAAACAATAGAACAAGCCATCACTTCACCAGACTTTCTTATTCAACTTGCAAACAAAATTAAAGACGAACAAACAAAAAATAAGTTACTTGAAGAAAAAATTGAGCAAGACAAGCCTAAAGTCCACTTCGCTGAATCAGTTGAAATATCCAAAGATTCTATTTTAATCTCCGATCTAGCCAAATTGCTAAAACAAAAAGGTGTAGATATCGGAGAACATCGACTTTACAGATTTATGAGAGAAGAAGGTTACCTTATCAAGTCTGGTTCTGAGTATAACAAACCTACGCAGCGTTCAATGGATCTAGGAATATTCGAAATTAAAACAGGTTATCGCAGTGGTACAGGTGGTGTAACAAAACTAACTTATACATCTAAGGTAACCGGAAAAGGTCAAATTTACTTCATTAATAAGTTTTTAAAACATTCTGCTTAATACAATTCAATTTCACACAACTAATAACCTTCTAAATAAGAAAAATCTTCCAAGGAGGACAACATGGAAAAAATATATGTACAGCCTGGGCAACGATTAAAAATCCCTGTTAATAACTTATCCCCAGAATTAATATTACGGATGTTTACTGAAGTAGAACAAGCAAAAGAAAAGCTGAAGGAGGAGAAGAAAGTTGGCTAAAAAACTAGATGATATCACAAACCGCAGGCTGACGGTAATTCCATTTAAAAGACCGGACAAGCCCAAGCGTGAAACGCGCATCTATACACCAACCTGTGGATGCGGCGCTGAAGCAGAGTACGAAGTATACGACAACCTTCAGCCACACTGTAAAAATTGCACTCAGGAAGCCATGACCAGCACCATCAAGCCATTTGTGAGACCGATCGGAGGGTTTGACGATGCAAGCTAATACGGATCCACGTTACCCACAGCCCACACAGTTCATTGTTGATACTGCTGACGGAAGACACATGCAGTGGCCAGCTTACGACTATGACGATCTACTCAGGACGCTTCACTTTTACGGACACACACCAACATTCATCAAGCCCCTGACAGAATATGAAGCTGAAATACTCGCCAAAGAAGCGCAAGAGGATTTGATGCATCAATTCCGTGTGGAGTTAGAAAGAGAGCTGAAAGAATCTGCTTAAAACGGTACTGGACATAATCGAACATTACAAAGGAGAGAGTGAAATGGACAAATACGAGAATCACCGTGACGAATGGCACGAAGAGGATGCAATGAGGAAGCTTGGTATCAATCCAGATGTGAGAACTTGCGAGGATTGCGGAGATAACATTGATGATCTGCTTCCTGAGTTCGACACATGTAATTCATGCTTTTTTCGAGAAAGCGAGTGAAGAAAATGGAAATCACACACTTTGACAAATTGAGAATCAATTCAGATTCAAGCGTAAGATCAGTTTTTCTTGACGTAACAGCATTTGACCAAGGAGCCAGTAGTGGATTTATGGCAGTTGCTTATAACATTCCAAGTTTCAACAAAGAATCATACGCCAAGCACAAAACTGAAGTGAGAAGAAAGGAAAATCAAACAGGATTGTTCGTTCACAAATACTCTGATGCTGAAATTCCGGAATGGTGGAGAGATGCTGAAATCTTATATTCGTGGGAACAGGAGTGAAATACATGTACGTAGATCGCACACCAGAGTTGAATGAAAATATTGATCGCATTCTTGAACTAGCCAAAATTGCCAAATCCAAAGGGACCTTTGAAGGAACACTGAAACGTGTGTACCTAATGAACAAAGTGAAGCAATATCGCATGGAGCAACGAAAAAAGGCAGCCATTGCCGTGGCCGCCCGAGAAAGACTCTTTGAAAATTAACTTACGGATATTTTATCACGAATTAGGGAGGAATGACAGATGCAAGCGATTCGTTTAGTAGGCACCAAGGACATGGAGCATGACGAGTGGTTAGAGTGGCGGCGAAGTGGCATAGGCGGTTCTGATGTAGCTGCTATCTGTGGTCTAAGCCGTTATAAATCAGCTTTGGAAGTCTACTTAGACAAAATCGGAGAGATCCCACCTATCGCAGACAATCCAAAAATGAAGGCTGGCCGTATCCTTGAACCAGTTGTAGCTGATTGGTTCGAAGAAGAGACCGGGATACGTGTTCAAAAACAGAATTACATCTTCCAACATAAAGACCATCCTTGCATGCTTGCGAACATCGACCGTTGGGTCCCAGGAGAGAATGCAGGGCTTGAGATCAAAAATACTGGTGAATATTCACGCAATCACTGGTTTGACGGAAATACAGAAGTTATTCCAACAGAGTACCAATTACAAGCTAATCATTATATGGCTGTCACAGGTGCTGACAAGTGGTATGTAGCTGTTCTGATCGGCGGCTGGGACTTTCAATGGCGCGTGATCGAGCGTGACGAGAACCTGATTAACAGCCTTATCTCGATAGAAGAAAACTTTTGGAATTTCCATGTGAAGGCAAAGGTTTTACCGGAAGTTAAGGCACAGGATACAAACTTGATGAATTACATGTTCCCTCGTAGCGCCTCTACAAGCGTCAATATAAGCGAAGTCTACTATGACCTTGTAAATAGACTACTAGTCACGAAGACAGCCTTAAAACAGGCAGAGGAAGACCATGAAGACGTAAAAAACAAAGTTAAGCAGTTGATGGGTGAAAATGAGCTAGCGATATGGAAAGATGAAAAACTTTGTTCTTGGAAAACAAACGCACGCGGTAGTCGCGTATTCAAAATATTAGGAGGAAATTAACAATGAATATGACAAAAGCACCAACAAGCCAAAGTGGATTAGCAGGAACGTTATCAAGTATAGCTACAACAACTACAACAACACCGACCAAAGGTAAAACCATCAATGACCTATTTGAACAAATGAAGCCAGCTATTGCACAGGCTATTCCTAAACACCTTACTCCTGATCGTCTCCTTCGAATTGCTACAACCAGTATCCGCACTAACCCTAAACTAAAGGTTTGCTCACCTGAGAGTCTTCTAGGAGCCGTTATGCAGTGTGCTCAGCTAGGTCTTGAACCTTCTATCTTAGGTCACGCATACCTAATTCCTTATAAGAACAAAGGCGTAGACGAATGCCAGTTTCAGATTGGTTACAAAGGACTGATTGAGCTGGCGCGCCGCACCGGACAGATTAGCAGCATCATGGCGCAGGCTGTTCACCAGAATGATGAATTTGAATATGAGTACGGAATTAATGAGAAGTTGAGACACGTTCCAGCGGATGGTGATCGAGGGCCCGTAGTGAAGTATTACTCTTATGCCAAGTTCAAGGATGGCGGTTACTCCTTTATGGTTATGAGCCGAAATGACATCGTGATTCACCGGGATAAATTCAGCAAAGCTAAGAACTTCGGACCATGGGTAGACCACTTTGACGAGATGGCTAAGAAGACAGTTCTTAAATCTCTAATGAAATATATGCCGATCAGCGTTGAGTTCCAACGCGCAGTAGATCAAGACGAAACAACCAAATACTTCGATTCCTCAGCGGAAAATATGAGCGAAATTGTAGATGTTACGGATTGGAAAGATGTTACTGAGGAAACGACAGAGACCACGGTTGATCCTAATCAAGGCGAGCTACCCTTTTAACAGAGGGTAGTAGTTAACGGAGTTTACGAAGCCACCCATGCGCGCGTAAAAACTATTGGATTTATGAGGAGGAAGCATAGATGAGTAGAGAAATTAAGTTCAGAGTTTGGGATAACGAAAGTGAATGTTTTTTTCAAGACACAAATAGAGCATATAACGGAGTTATAGAACAATTACTTATTAGTCCGTCAGGAGACATAAACATTCGGAAAATGGATGGTATGTACCATGAATCATTATTTCCAGATCGGTTTGTGAAACAACAATACACCGGATTAAATGACAAGAACGGCCGCGAGATATACGAAGGTGATATCGTGGAGCACGAGGACTTTTCAATTGGCTGCACAGTCGATCTGAATATTACTGGCGCTGTGGTGATGGTAGACGGTTCGTGGTGTGTAGAACGAGGGAATGACGGAGATTACCTATTCACTGAAACAGGTACAAACGAAATCATCGGAAACATCAACGAATCGCCGGAGCTACTCACATGAACCGCGCTGACGCACTCCAAGAACTGGACAAGCACCTACTGGTATGCACCACGTGCCCCACGAAGCTCAACGGTACGTGGAGATCCGTAGATTATAACCGGTTGCAAAACTACTGCAACAAAGAGTGTCCTACAGGTAGATTGATGCAGGGAGTAAGAGTCACTCTGAGTGATCTGGTGAAGGATAAACGCAAAAAGAAGGGGCTGATCGCATGACCAGTGCAGATTATGAAAAGTTGGCTCGACGTGAGATAGCGGAGAACGGAAATGTATCACCTTCACTCGCCATCAAGATGCTGATACACATGAAGTCTCTTGAAACTCCAAGAGTGCAGATTGATAAGCGGCTGCTGGATCAGAGCTATGGATTCAAGGCATACAGAGAGAGGAAAGTGAGCGCATGACTAGGCAGGAACAGTTGCGCAGTGACATTGCAGGTTGGCGTAAAGAAATTGAAATGTTCGAAGACTGTTTAAGATATGCAGTCAAGTACACAGTCTTGGGAGATATCGAGCATTACGGCGATTTACGCAATACAATAAACCGCCGTATCGAGGAGGCAGAGGAAGAACTGCATTCGTTAAAGAGTGCTTAATCCGGAATGAACTCCAAAATATCGCTTATATCACATTCGAAAAATGTACACAGGGTGTTGAGAGTAGCGAACTCGATGCCCTTAGCTTCACCCTTATACAGCTTAGTCAGTGATAGCCTAGTAATTTCAGTTTCTTCAGATAGTTGACGGATACTTTTGATTTTCTTATGGCCCATTAGAATGTGCAATTTACTATTTATCATGATTTACACCTACCGTGTGGAATTTTCTACTTTATCCTACTTTGTACTATAACGGACTAATTGCCATACAGTAAAACTTTTCATCAAAATGGTAATAAAGTAGTTGCCATATGGTAGTTAGTAAGTTACAATATAACTAACAAGAGAGAGGGAGGCAAACAACATGGAAAGCAATCAAATGATGGAAGAAATTAAATTCAAAACGTTTCCTGTGCGCATGAGTTTGCAAATGAATACAGACCTTCGAAATAAAGCGTTTAAAGAAAACACAACTGTTCACCAACTGGTGTTGAAGGCTATCTACAAGGAATTGACTGGTGCAGACGAGGCGGTGTAAATAATGGCATGGATCGAGAGTCACCAAGGTTTGCCGAAACATCCCAAAACCAAGAAACTCATGCGTAGGTTGAAAGTATCTGCTCCGGTAATCATTGGTCATCTTCACATGCTATGGTGGTGGGCTATGGACTTCGCACAGGACGGTGAAATAACTCATTATGATGAGTTTGATATTGCTGACGCTTGCGAATGGAATGAAGATGCCGCTGAATTTTACTCAGCTCTGATAGAGGCTGGATTTGTAGACTGCATCGGTGAACAACGATTCATTCATGACTGGTACGACTACGCAGGGAAGTTGATCGAAATACGCAAAAAGGATGCTGAGAGAAAGCGGAATTCCAGAGGAAAAACAAAGGAGTCCGTTAGAAATCCAGAAGATGTCCGCCGGACATCCCAAGGACATACGGAGGAATCCGGTGGACAGCGTAAAGAGTCCATACGTGACCTAGACCTTAACCTAGACCTTAACCTAAATAATACTACTACTGCCGATGAAGACTTATCAAAAATAGATAGAGAGTACGCAAGAATACACAAATGCACCGGATTGAAGTCAAAGGATTGGCCGCTAGTGACATCGTTGTTAAAACAAAAGATTCCTGCAGATTTAATAATTTCCGTAATGGAAGAAAGATACGCCAAAAAGATCGATGAAGGCGGAGAAGTAAATTCATTCTCCTTTTATACAAATGCAATCAAAGAAGCTTCAGTTGGAAGAGTTGCAAAAATATCAGACAGGATGTCTCTGTTTGTCGATATCGAAAAGGGGGCCATGTAATGACAAAAGAACAAGCAGTTTTCATTGTTAAAAAACTAGTTTCGTTTTACCCGAACTGGAAGGTTGATAGGGACATCATTGGATTTTGGGTGGACAGGCTTCAACAAGAAGATTATGAGAATGTGACGGCCAACGTTGATGAATATACAACCAGCAGTGAGTACCCTCCATCCATTGCGGCGATCATCAAACCTAACTCACGGATTGAAGGAAGGCGAGAGATTGAGCGTACACGACAGAAGCTACAAGAACAGGAAGAGATCCGGAATAGCATCCCAAGAGAACTCCCATGGGTACGCGAAGGGATCAGCCGGGAGGAATGGACGAATAAGGTTATCGCTGAGAAAGCAAAGGAAGAAGGTAAGAAATGGAACACTTCAGCCTAGAAGCAGAGCAGTCAATTATCGGATCAATCCTGAAATCACCTGAACTGATCTACGAGGTAACATTACCACCGGAAGAATTCTATCACGCTGGGCATAAAATTGTGTTTGAAAAAATGATTGAGCTAAGAGACGTGAACACAAAGATAGATGTTGTATCTCTAGTGGCGAGTCTAGGTGATCAGATTCAAGAGTTAGGCGGCGCTTCGTATCTGCTAAAACTCAGTCAGTCGATTCCAACCGTTGCAAACTTCGCTTACCACGAGCAGATCGTGAGAGAGAAAAGCTTAATGCGGGAAGGAATGCGGTCGCTAGATGAAGTTTACAACGCTGGATTCGATGACCCGGCAGAGTTTGCAGCTGAGCTGACAAGTATCGCTGAGGTAATCGGTGACGGTTCAAGAAGAAAAGAAGGGTTTGTGCATATTAGCGAAGGTTTAGAGAGCCATTACAACCAACTGCAGGAAAAGAAATACTCTGAAAAGCCAGTAGGAATAAGCACAGCTGGAACCGCACTTGATCGGATCACTGGAAAGTGGCAAAAACAGTCTCTTAACATCATCGCGGCTAGACCATCGGTAGGTAAGACAGCATTTATGCTTAACAACGCTAGAAGAAACGCTCACGAAAACATGACAGTGGCCATATTCAGCCTTGAGCAGCCAGAAAGACAACTCTACGATCGGATGATTTCCGCAGAGTGCTTGATTGATGGAGATCGCATCCGAACAGGTCAATTGCTAGATGACGAGTGGGCAAAATACGTTGTAGCTTACGCAAAAATGGTCGGACTAAGCCTTTACATTGACGATAGACCGGGGCTGACGATCCAAGAAATACGATCAGCAGTAAGGAAACTTAAGAAAAAGAACCCAGACCTCATTGTCTACATCGACTATCTCCAGTTAATCAAGGGCGGTAAGAAGTTTGATAACCGGACTATGGAAGTAGGTTATGTAAGTACCAGCTTAAAGCACATGTCACGAGAGAACGACTGCCCGGTAATAGCGCTAGCACAACTTAGCCGAGGTGTAGAGCAGCGCCAGGACAAGCGTCCGATGCTATCAGATCTACGGGAGTCTGGGAACATCGAACAGGATGCAGACACCATAACATTCCTTTACCGTGACGATTACTACGACAAAGAAACTGAGAAAAAGAACATCATCGAATGCATTGTTGCAAAGAATCGCGAAGGTAGCGTAGGCACAGCGGAAATGATCAACATGAAGCAGTACGGAAAGTTCGCAGATATGGACATTAATCATCATGAGTTGCCAGATGTGCGTAGGGGAGCTTAACCAATAGAAAGGATGATAACTATGTATGCAGTATTGGAATGGAATAATGCCGGAGATCCATACGAAGCTTCTGTAATTGCAACAGATCAATCAAAATATACCGCTGAGTTGGTTGTTAAAATCACGCCACCACACTTGCACAGAGAGATTATAACGATGGAAGAATTAAAAGAAATGCAGCATCTTAAATCAATCAGTTGAGAGGATGGATTAATAATGAGAATCCTATGTAGACTATTCGGCCACAAGTACGACTACAACATGCGGAGATGGCACAAACGGTGTAAGCGGTGTGGGAAGACAGCGTTGTAAGGTAATGAACGAATAAGCGCTCTACGGGGCGTGTAGAAGGTGAGAGGGTGAAGGGAATGAACGTGCCGATATGTCCAGGATGCAAGTTGCCAATGATTAAAGATGGAATGTGGGGGCCGAATGGTTACGGATGTGTGGAAGGTTGCGGCGAGTGGTATTGGACAGCGCCGGATGATCATGAAGGGCCGGAGGGCATCGAGTCGACCGAAAACACTCAACGAAGTGAAGGCCGTATAGGGGGTTCCTATGAGTAAACTAACAAAGACCATTGAGGAAAATAAAAAGTGGAATCAACACTTTGAAGAAAATCCCGGAGACAACCTATTAACGAAACTTGAACCAGTGAATAAAACAATCAGTTACCTACTTTCTCTCCTAGAAGAAAAGGACAAAGCCCTACAGGAGATATTAGAACAGTCACCGTTCAGCGGAATCGGACCATTGAACATGAAGGATATCGCCCGTAAAGCCCTTAATACATCCTCTAACAACGAAGGAGAGATGATATGACACCGGAACGTATAGAAGAGATAGAGCTTTGGTACAGAGTTGCAGATAAAGGACAGTTGATAAAGTACGTACATGACCTGCTGGCTGCTCTAGAAGAGTCACAACAACAAATTAAGGAACTCCAGGAAGGCAATCGATCTGCTTGCGAATCCCGAGATATGGCTTATCGATCCCGAGACGAAGCTATTGTAACTAGCAATCAGCACTATAAACAGGCGTTCTTCCTGAACGAAGGATTGATAGAGGCACAGCAGACCATAGCCCGACAACAAAAGGTGATTGATTGGTATGAGAGTGGTGGAAGCATGGGTGAATTGGTTGAGGAAGGGAGCGACAAGGCATGACACAGGTAAAGGAATGGACCAAAGAACGCCTCAACATAGCACTATCGAAATTAATGGGCCGGACAGAGCCAACGGCGGTGATGGTCAACTATGACATGATCTCAAAGTATTGTGAGGACCCTGCAGCCAGCTTAGAGGTACAGGCAAAGGCTATAGAGGTATCGGCAGATAAATACGTGAGCAACCTTGATGGAATTATCAATCCTATCGCCATGCAAAACAACTGGCGCAATCATGAAATCGCTCATTTGTTGACCGCTAGCCCCCGAGAGAGGGCAGAGGCGGCATATATCACGCTTAGTAGTAAGCAGTAGATGCGTATAGCGAAGGAGGGACGCGAAAAATGGAACGAAAATATTACGAAATCAATGAAATGCAGGCAAGGCAAGCACGCAATATGTGGAGTTTTTCGGAGTATGTTGCAGGGAGCGCAACAGAGGATTACAAACAGTGCGTTGACACGGCATATTTATATGTCGAAGTCGTACCAGAACACGCGAAAGAAAAAGCCATATATTACGCTGATATGTATGCCAAAAAATTAGCGGAAAATATCAATAAAGGTTTTCGTATTGAGCTAATGTGTCCATCCGTAATGATTAGTGGTGCGGGGAATTTCCCGGTACGAAAAAAAGAAAAGCAAAACGAAGCAAGAGGGCGGCACTATGAAGAATACGAACGGATAAAAGGTTATTTAGAAAAAATCAAATGGCTTAAAAATTCAAAACCTATTGAGCCAACAGACCAGCCAAACAAAGAATATGACGGAGATTATTTTAAAGTTATAGAAAACGCGGAAATCGACCGCTTACAGCTTGTATTTGATGGCAAACCAAGCGAGAACGTCCGCAGAATACTCAAATCAAACGGCTATAACTGGTCGCCGAAAAACGAAACATGGCAACGCCAACTAACGGATAATGCAAGGGCAAGTGTGGTAAGACTTGAACGCGAAATAAAGGCAATATAAACGGCCGAAGGCCATCGTCCGACAGCATAAGCCCAGCAACGCGGGGGCCGTACCAGATCATTAAGGGAGTAGGAGTATCCCTCCTCTCCCAAAGGCAGAGTAGACGCATATAGCTTAGGAGGAAATTCCAGTGAATAAAAATGCTTTGAGCATCTATAAGGTCACCGAAATCACAATGTGGGGACACGAAGATAATCCGAGATACTTTAAATCGCCAATTGCCGCAGAGAAAGATTTCCATCGTAGAGTAAAAATAGGCATTACCCACGAAAATCTTCCTGATCGTAGTTGCAATGATGATCCTCCGCCGTGGAAGATTCGCGTGGGTAATGAAGAGAATGTGAGATTAAAGGCAACCATTCGATACTGGGATTCTTATCATACTGATTGTGGTACTGAACACGACATTAATGAATACGAGATTTTATTTGAAGAAATCGCGGTAGTTTAGTTTGCTGCACAGTACGAAGATTTAGCGGAGGAGGTATTTATCATGCTTAGTCAACAGAGATTTGATGAAACCGAAGCAGAACATGGCTGTGGATACTATCACTTATGTTGGGAGAAAGCTTGCCCTTGTGCGATTACTACCGAGAACAAAGGTTTGACTAAAGAAATTTATGATAATTTCATCGAAGAAAATCGTAGGTTGGCTGAAGAACTGGAAGAGGATGACTGCTGGGCCGACTACGAGGATTGAGTGAAGGAGGGCTAATCAGCTGTGCGCAAACTTATCTGCAAATTACTAGGACACAAAATTGTTAATAACCGCGGTCACTGGCATAGCTATTGTCTACGCTGTGGCAAAGACAAGGTTTGGGGAATGGATTAAAGATACAGGGACAGAGAGGGTTAATAGCCCTCCTCTCCCACAAGGAGGATATAAGAGATGAACGTGTACAAGGTCAATGAGTACTGGATTGCCGCAAAAGACGCTGACGCAGCTTTCGGACAATATTTGGAGGAAACAGATAGTCTGGACAATATGTATGTATCTGATCTAGTGGAAGGTGAAGAAACGGAAATAACCGTCACCATAAAGCGATTAACCACGAAAGAAATTGAAACACAAACAGTTCCTTGCTGTGAGGATGGATGCGATCGTTGCGATGGATTGAATGAACAACTTTACGACACATATCAAGAGCTGCTGACGCAGAGAACGGATTTCCCGTGCGTCCTGGCAAAAGAACTTTAGGGGAGGAAGCCCAATGACCCAAACACCCATGACCTATGAGCAACTAAAACAATCGCATGACGAGTGGAGAATGCTTGCAATGCACAACTACGGTGTGGCAAAGGCAGCAGAGTACCGGGAACAATGTTTGAAAGAGGCGTGGGAACAATTACGAGAAATCGTAAGCACCAATGCTACTGGTGGAAAGGGTGAAGATATAAACGACTACGACATTATGATTAATATGATGGATGATTTGCTGTATTTATCTTCCCTTTACCCAGATACCCCAGCACCCAAGGAGGTCAGAGATGAAAATTAAAGCTGAAGTGACTATGTCAATCAAAGGATTCTTACGCGATATGGGATTCACTGAAAGCGCAAAATTAATCAGTGTTGAAATCAAAGATAATAAGGTGGTCATTACTGCGGAGGAAGGTGCCCAATGACACTCACAAGGGAAGAGATACAAGGCATGAAGCCAGGGAAAAAGTTAAACGAGCTTGTAATGCATCATATTTTCAAAATGAAAAAGGAACCAGTAGGCGAATCATTTACGTGGGTGTATGAAGTTGATGAAAAAATAATGGATTGGCGGCCACACTATTTTAATCCATCGGCTGATATATCCGCAGCATGGGAAGTAGTAGAGAAGATGCGGCAGAACAAAATCTACTTGGATATAAGAGTGTGGCCGGATGAATATCAGGTGTTGCCCCATCAGGACGAAAACAACAAGCTCATTGAACGGTGGATTGTACAGAAATCAAGCTTGCCTGAAGCGATTGGCAAGGCTGCATTACTGGCTGTACTGAACTTATAAGGGGGCTGAGACAATGCAAACGGGAAAAACAAACAGAGGATTCGCCATTATAGAATTTGAGGATTTATACGGAGACAAATGCTCAATACAGAAATCTTCCTTGGCTACAGAGGACGCTATATGGATCGGAGTCAGTGATGCCAATCCACAAATCATGGCAAGCCAAACCCCGCAAGGAGGAACGGGCTGGGTGCCGTATGCCATACCGGAGGGTGTATTGCTGAGCACCAGGATGCACATTAATCAGGAACAAGCTAAGGAAATAATCAAAATACTGCAAAGATTTGTTGATACAGGTGACATTTAGGGGGCTGAGACCCCAATCAAAGGAGACGATCAATTATGAGTAGTGGAATCAAACGTCATCGTCGTATATCCCCTATGCCAGTAGTATCCAGCTTTCCACCACCTAATCGGCAGACAGTACACAGTGATCCGGTAGAATATACGATCACCCCGGAACAACTGGCCGAAGTGATAGAAAAGTACGGACCACCGAAAATGAAGCTGCGAGAGGCACCGAGAAGCCACTACATGTCAGGTAAGAAAGGTGGGAAGAAGAATGAAAAGCAAGTACGGGGCGAAAAAGACGCAAGTTGATGGGGAAGTATTCGATTCCCGAGCTGAAGCCAAGAGATATCGTGAATTAATGCTCCTGAAACGCGCTGGCGAGGTCACAGAGGTTGAGTTACAGCCATCATACGTATTAATGCCCGGATTCAAACACAAAGCCACAGGCAAGCGTGTACAAGCTATCACGTACAAAGCGGACTTCTTAGTTACTTATGCAGATGGACATCAAGAGATTGAGGATGTGAAGGGGATGAAGACACCTGTCTACTCGCTTAAGAAAAAGCTGTTCATGCACGCTTATCCAGACTTGCAGATACGAGAGATAAGCGCATGATGGCGGCATGGATCAACCTAGGTGAGTCCTACGAGCTTGTAAGCGAATATTGAGCCCGTGTAGGCACGCTAATAACGTTGGACAAGCAAATACATCACCGTAACTTAAAGTCGCTGTATGAGCCTCCTATTGGGTTTAGAGTAGATAAGTTTAAATTCATCGAAAAGAGACTCGTGAAGAGAAAATCAGCATGAAATAAAGTTGAAGAAAAACGAAGAAATCAAGAGATAATAGTACAATAATGGTAGTAAATATAGTATAATGTAGGTAATAATCAATAATTTGAACGTATACGAATCGAAAGGGTGAAATATGATGGATTTGAAAGCTCAGATAGAACAATTACAGCATGAACTTAATGCAGAGTACCAACGTGGAGCATTGCAGAACGGAGAGGTAATTGCGAGACTTGAAAACCGGATTGAAGAGTTGAGAAAAGAACTCGAGAAACCGGACGAGGATCCAGTGATCACCAAAGCTAACGAAGAGGTAGCATTACTCGGAACAACGCTTATGCCATTTTGCAAGAATGAGGTAGCTTATGCGGCAGTTAGACCAGCGGTAATGAACAAAATTTATTCACTTCAGGACAAACTTACCGAGTTACAAACTCATGCAGAAGCTAATGAATCTGATCTTAGAAATGAAATTAACGAATTATCTAAGCAGATTGAAGAACGAGACGCTTACATTTCTGAGCTAAAGAAAGAACTGTACGATACCAAACTATTGGCAGAAGAAAACGCGAATAAGCGTGACGCAGCAGTTCGAGAGCTTCAGGAAGCGAAACAAACTATTGAATCACTCAATGTAAAATTGGCAGCGACAGAAGTAACTGCACCTAAGACTCGTACAAACGTAGAGGGCGCTGACGTAGATGCCACTGAGAAGTTTAAGCAATCATTGCCGCTCATATACGATGTAACACCACTTGATAACCGTAGAAGTAAATTTAGTGCCAAGTTTGCAGAGACAGAAGAACCATTTGAAGACTACTACATTTACAAGGACGGAAAATATCGGGAGGTACAAGCCGAAGAGGCTGCCACGTTTCGAACCGAGTTTCTCGCCAAGCAAGAACAAGAACGTAATCATGCGGATATGGCACAACATAGCAGTGTGGAGGACGAGCCAGTAACAGTGCCAGCCTTTCGTGAAGATAGCGACAGCACAACCAGTGGATTGGATCAGACATACGCTAGTAGCGAAGTGGCAGGATCGGAAGTTAGCCGAGAAGAATTCGAAGCACTTAAAAGCACAGTGAAACGGCTGGAGAGCGCAGTATTTACAGTGAGGGAGGTAGCTTAGGCTACCTTTTCTCCTCATGAAAATAGGCGATAGAGTACTTCACAAGTCGGGATATAAAGGCACAGTAAAACGAATTGTAGATCCATGGGTATTCGTGGTTATTGATGGCATGAATACAGCTATACCGTATGGCATTGGGAGTTTGAAAGTTATCGAAGAGGAATAAAAAGTTATCTATAGGGGGGATACACATGAATTGGAAGGAATCATACGCTGATACATGCGCTGAATTGCAGATGATGAAGCTCAGAGAATTCGAACTTCGTAAGCAATGGGAAGCAGCTCATAAAGCTATGAAAGAAGGTAAAATGCCTTCGAGCATCTATTGTCATATAGATCTGGTAAAGGGACTAGAACTGTATAACGTAGCTGCTGATAAACTTAATGAGTGTGTAGATGAAGTCCAAAGATTGGAAGGAATTAAACGTCAATATGAATCATACATGGATCAATTCACAGGGTTAGATAATGTAATATTGTCCAAACGGGCACAGGGATACAGCTTGAAAGAAATAGCTGCGTTTACTGGACATTCATACGGATATATCAGAAACAAAATGGCGAAACATGACAAAGTGGTGACACAAAGTACAAAAGCATCGTGATATAATGGTTTCATGAGGAATTGGCATTCGGTAGCGCGCGAACCGCCCCTAAGTGCTGATTCCTCGTCACTTTCATTCCCTCACTGTTCACTCCTTACTCAGCGTCGATTGCTACGGGTCGGCGCTACTTTTTTTTAAAATATCAAGGTAACGGTTAACTCCGTTGCCTTTTTTGTTTTATCTACGAAGCGACCGAATAATCCCAATAGAATGGGGGCCGTAAAGGGTTGAAGCATTCAGACCGATGGATATACCTCTTATACACATCAATGTTTATAGCATACACAGGGATAATTTATTTAACGTATTACTGGAGGTGAGAGGAATGGCTGAAGGAGAAGTCAAAGTAGGACGATTGATACCAGATCTGTATGTGCTTGATACAAGCAAGTTAAAGACAATTGGAGATATCGTGTTGCTACTTGGAAACATGAACATAACAACACACGAAGGTACGCCGGGATTTGATGAGATCAAACATTTATTCAAGAAAGTATAGAGTGAGGTGAAAACAATGGCAGACTTGAGACCGCAGATTATGTTGTTTGTAACAGAGTACATCAAGAATGGTGGTAATGGCACAAACGCCGCGATAGCTGCCGGGTACAGTGAGAAATCAGCATACAGCCAAGCGAGTAGGTTGCTAAAAAGTGTTGAAGTTCAACAATATCTTAACAATACTCAACAAAGTATTAACAAGGACTTGCGTATGATGTTCGCTGAAGATGCTGTTAAGGCATATACAGTAATGCTTGAGGTGATGAACGACCCCTTAACACCACCTAAGGATAGGCTAGTTGCTGCAAGGGATTTGTTGGACAGAGCTGGTTATAAACCAGTTGATAAAATCCAAGCAGATGTGGATGCTGAAATAAGTTTCAAAGTATCATTACCGGAGGGATTGGGCGATGCCGACGATTAACATCGACTTAACCGAGTTGCCGACTCTAACTAATGATCGGTTCTATCCACTCTACATGAACAAGGATAGATACTTGGTGCTGATGGGCGGCGGCGGTTCGGGTAAGTCGGTGTTTATGGCTCAGAAGATCATCTTACGACTACTGACTGAGAATAAGCACCGGATTCTTGTACTCCGTAAGGTAGCTAAGACGCTGCGTGAATCAGTGTTTATGGAGCTTAAGAACGCTATATACCGTTGGGGATTAGAGAAACTGTTCAAGATACCTAAGGGAACGAGTTCAGAACTACACATAAGCTGCATCAACGGTAACGAGATCCTATTTGCAGGGCTGGATGATGTAGAGAAGCTAAAGTCTATATCAGGCGTTACTAGCGTGTGGATGGAGGAAGCAAGCGAGTGTTCACCGGAAGACTTCAGGCAGCTTGATATCCGGTTACGCGGTAAGACAATCAATTACAAGCAGATGATGATTACCTTTAACCCTATTGATATTAATCACTGGCTTAAGCGTGAGTTCTTCGATCAGCCTAAACCAAATGCCACAACGATCCATAGCACATACAAGCATAATAAGTTCTTGGACGCTGATGCTATCAAGGTTCTAGAGGCGTTCAAAGAGACTGACCCATACTTCTATCAGGTGTACGCGCTTGGTGAGTGGGGAGTACTTGGTAAGACCATATTCAACGCTCAGAAAGTTAGTGAGCGCATCTCATACCTTCGCGACCATGATCCATTGGTGCAGCGAGGGTATTTTATTTATCAGAAAGATGCAGCTGATAAGATCCTTGATACCACTATTCAGTGGATTGAGGACGAGAATGGGTACATCAAGATATTTGAGAGACCACAGCCGCAAATACCTTTTGTAATTGGCGGTGACACGGCTGGTGATGGTTCAGATAACTTTACTGGTCAGGTGATTAACAACGTAACAGGCAAGCAATCAGCCGTCTATAAGAACCAGTTTGATGAAGACTTATACGCCGAGCAGATGTATTGCCTTGGTAAGCATTACAATAATGCACTAATCAGCATCGAAACCAACTTCAGCAGCCATCCAGTAAAGGTGCTCAGTCGATTGGGATACACAAATCAGTACATCAGAGAGCGCGAGGATACCTTTACAGGTTCCATTACAAAGGCTTATGGCTTCCGGACAGATAAACTTACTCGACCATCAGCAATTGCAGGACTGGTAACCGTTGTACGCGAGTCAGTCAATTTGATCATGGATGTAGACACGTTGAATGAAATGTTAACCTTTGTCCGCAACGAAAAGGGACGACCTGAAGCACAGGAAGGCGCTCATGATGACCTTATCATGTCGCTGGCTATTGGCTATTACAGTAGAGGACAACAGGATAGTACGCTGCTTCAGAAGGCGATTGAAGTACCAGTCACACCATTTCCATTTCGTACAGACGAACCAACTGGAGGCGATTATTTAGGATGGTAAAACAATACGGTAACTGGTGCAAGACTAAAGGAACGTTAGAAGACATGCCAAAAGGATTGGTCGACGAGATCATAGACATGATGTATGAACAGGCAACAGAAGAACTGGCAGCCGATGGCATTGTCATAGCAAAACATACCGTTGAGTGGCATGTTGACCAGATGGATGATGACCATGTAAGAGTGGCTTGGAAGGCAGTGATATAGGGATGAAGGAAGCAAATGAACTCGGTGAGCTCCTGAAGCTCCCGAACTTGGAAAATGAAACAATCACATTGATCAATGCTAAAATGCGCGAGTTCATAGGTGAGGTTAAGCCAACGCCACCAGAGATCAAACAAGAGATTGAAACGGTAGTAGCTGAGTGGTTAGGCGGCGCTAAAGGGGGTGAGTAGATGTCAGAAGCATTAGATAAGCTAGCTGGTGAAATGGAGAAGCAATATAAAGATGGCCTATCTTATTTGCGTAAGATGGGCTTTCTTGATAAATGGCCAGAGTATGAGCGATTTAAGTCTGGTGACCAATGGCCTGCCGCAACAGCTCGAACTAAGTCATTACCTCGTCCGGTATTCAACCTGATCAAGATGATCGAGACGCACAAGGTCGCTAATGTCATGAGTGAGCAGATCAATATGCTGTTCAGCCGGGAAGAGGCAGACGAAACGCAGGGGCAGGAAGATATCGGTGATCTGTTCAGCCGTTACTCTGCTGCCACTTGGGAGAACATCAAGCAGGATGATATCAATGAGGAAGCCTTGGATATAGCAGCCAACACCGGGACAGTAGCAGTGCATTATTACTACGATATGAGCATCAAAGGCGGCGTGCAAATGCCATATATCGGAGAGATGCAAGGTGAGGTTATCGACCCTATCAACATCTTCTTTGGTAATGAGCAACAGCGTAACGTGCAGCGACAGCCGTACATCATCATATCCAGCCGTGAGAGTGTCAAGAGTGTCCGAGATTATGCCAGAGGTAATGGCATGAGTAAAGACATGGTATCTCAAATCAAGCCAGATAAGGATACGCAGGACGAAGGTTACGACATGGCTAAGACTGAGGTTGCAGATAGCGGAAAGGTGACTGTGATTACACGATACTGGAAGGGTAATGGTGGCAAGATCATGTTCAGCAAGGCTTCTAGTGGAATGACCATTAAAAAGCCTACTGACACGATGCTGAGTCGTTACCCAATCGCCGTGATGCAATGGGAACGCCGTAAGAAGTCTATACGCGGTATCGGTGACACTGAGGGGCTCATACCTAACCAAAAGGCTATCAATACACTGGTAGCTATGCAGATACTCTCTGTACAGCTTACAGGCTGGCCTAAGCTGATCTATAAAAAGGGAGCGATTGACCCGAGCAAGATAACCAACGCTCCTGGTGAGATGATTGAGGATCACTTACCTGTAGGTCAGGGTGATGGTGCTAAGTATCTTACTCCCGGTAATATCAGCGCTGTGGCTGGTAACCTAGTTGAATCTATATTAGCTTACACTCGCCAAATGACAGGCGCTGACGAAGCTTCTACAGGTTCCGCGCCGTCTGCAGACCTCAATGCAACAGCAATTATGCTTCTACAAAAGGCTTCTGCTATTCCAATTGAGTCCATTAAGCGGCGTTTCTACTCGTTTATCGAGGACATTGGACGTATATGGGAGGACATTTGGAAGGTTAAGTACAACTTACCGCGTCAAATTAACCTTAAGGATGATGATGGCGAAGATTATTCAGCTGTATTTGATGGATCTCAGTATCAAGATGTACCTATGCAACTAAAGATTGATGTCGGGCCATCATCCACTTACTCCGAATCACTCATGCTTTCCAGCTTAGACAAGGCGCTTGATCGCGGTGACATCGACTATGTGCAGTACCTCAAGTACGCACCGCATGCAGTCGTACCGTTCCGAGACAGGCTCATGAAGGAGTTGGAAGAGAAGAAGGGTATTGTTGGTCAAATGGAACAATTGATTGCGTCCATGCAGCCTGAGGAGAAGCAAATGTTTGATTCATTGCCACCAGATCAACAGTTTATGTTCCTACAGCAGAACATTCTTGCACAACAGCAGCCAACAGCCGTACCAAATCAACCACAAGTAGTTGGTATGTAAAACGATGGGACCTTCGCAGAGCAGCGTGGGTCCCTTTCTATATACAAATTTGCCCCAACCATAGGGCAAGGAGGCGTTACACATGGAAGAAACCGCCAACCATAGCGGCATTGAAGCACAAGAAGCACCTGTCACCGAAGTGACTGAGACGATAACAGCACCCGAAGGAGAGTCTTCCCCACCACAGGAAGAGCCAAGAGGGATAAACGTTAAGTACAACAAAGAAGATCGCTTTGTGCCAGAGGATGAGGTACCGAATTGGGTTCAGAAAGGTTTGAACTACGATAAGGTATCCGAAAAAGCCCAGCAAGCCGAGCGATACCAGCAGATGTTAGAGCGTACAGCTAAATTTTACGGGTTTGATAGCCACGAAACGTACATGACAGCACTAGAACAAGCCGAAACAGACCGCCGCATCCAAGAAGAAGCCGATAGATTAGGCGTATCTGAAGATGTTATTCGTGATTACGTACAGCCGCTAAAAAGTGAGCTCGACCAGCTTAAACAGCGTGATCAACAGCGTTCTGAGGCTGATCTTATCCAGAGGGTAGAGACGCAGATCGCCAGCATGGAGAACGATGTAACGAACTACCCGAACTTTGCTCATTACAAAGTAGATGTAATCAACATGGCAGCCACCAAAGGTTACAGCCTTGATGATGCTTACAAAATACTCACTTATGACTCGCGGGTAACTACCGCATCGCAACAAGCCCAGCAGGAGGCTATACGAAGACTGCAACAAAATGCCGACAGCTCAACAGGTGCATTGGGCGCTGACGCACCAGAACAAGCCACAGGATACTTGGCTATGTCTAAGGCAGAGCGTAAAGCGTTCCGAGAAGCCAATAAGCGCGGACAACCATACTAAGGGGATGACTAACCATGGCAACATCAGTACAAGGGTATAACGCAACAGCAGGAGTAAACGCACTAACAGCAGAGCAACACACATATTTCCAAGACGAGATGCTTGAGAGACTCACACCGGAATTGGTGTGGACAGAGTACGGGGAAAAGAAAACCATCCCTAACCGCAAAGGAGCTACAACCAACTTCAGACGCTTGAACTCACTGGCTGTATCCACTACAGCACTGACAGAGGGCGTTACACCTGATGGAGTTAATTTGGATATCGTAGCAATCAACGCTACTGTGTCGGAGTACGGCAGCTGGACAAAGATTTCTGAATTCATCAATATGACTGGTTACGACCCAATCCTTACTGAAGCATCAGGCCTGATGGGTGAAAACGCTGGTGAATCCATCAACGTAATTACTCGTGACATACTGGCAGCAGGAACGAACGTAGTTTATGCAGCTGGAAGGGTATCACGCGTTACTGTAACAGCAACTGACAAGATCACAGCCGCAGACATCTTGAAGGTACGCCGCGCTATGAAGCGTAATAAGGTTAAGCCTATTAAACTACCAGGCGGTGGATCTGGATATGTCGCACTGGTTCATACAGATGTAGCTATGGACTTAATGCAAACGCAAGAGTGGAAGGATCAAAACACCTATGTTAAAACTGAGAACCGCGAAAACGGTATGCTCGGTAAGATGTACGGAATCTACTTCAAAGAGGTTGACGAAGGAGTTAAATTCCCGGGTGCTGGTGCTGCTGCAGCTGACGTATACGGAACAATCTTCCTTGGTCGCGGTGCTTATGGTCTTCCTGACATTGGTGGTAGCATGAAGCCTGATATCATCGTTCACCCTGCTGGATCTGCTGGATCTGCTGACCCATTGAACCAGTTCAACACTGTTGCTTGGAAATGTGCTTTCACTGTAGTACGTCTTCAAGAACTCGCAATTGTCCGTTACGAATCTGGAGCATCAGTATAATAGAGGGGCCTAGCGCCCCTTTTTAATTTGAGGAGGAATTTAATCATGGCAGCAAAAACAGAACAATCCATGGAGCAAGAAGCGGCATTAGCAGAAAAGAGTGCAGCACAACAATTGAAGGAAATGCCGAAAGTAAGTATCACAATCCCTGATGATCCACAGAACCCTTCAGATAAAGTGGTTCCAATCGGATTCAATGGCGTAGTTTATACAGTTCCTCGCGGTATTCCGACTGAAGTACCACAAGCAATCGCTGAGATTTGGACTGATTCATATGTACGTACTCGCGCAGCTAACAATCGCATCGAAAACAGCACCAAGCAAGAAATTAAAGTAATGTGACAGAGGCCCCGCAATGGGGCTTTTTTGTCTATTAAGGGGTGATAACGTGACACTACAAGAAATAATTGACGAGATTGCCGAGAAGTACCCACATGGCCTGTCCAATGATAGCGTGATCCGTAAGGTAAATCAGGTACAAAATGAACTGTTTCGGACAACATTTCCGATTAGAAGCCTTGCTATATACAACCTTCAAAAAAATGTCTTTGCTTACAACTTACCTTTCCCAAAAACCAGCTTAGTTGGCGTGTTTGCAAACGGTGTTGAGCATAGATACCAGGACGTGCGCAGGAAGTCGAACACGCCATTCTATTACTTTGTAGGAACAACAGGGTTTGCTCTCTACCCAACACCTACCGAGGACGTTGTGGGCGGTCTCACGCTGTTTTACAACAAATACCCTACACAACTAAACTTCAATTCATTATCTGCTGCACCAGAGCTTGATGCAGACTTTCACATGTTGTTGGTATACGGTGGATTGGTGCAGATCACTGAGAACTTTAACGATGTGGCGATGGTGAACAATTACACTGCCAAATACAACGGATTGATTGAGGAATTCAACAAAGTCAACGATGAAACACCGGATTACCTTGTTATTGAAGATGTCATGGGGGGGTTGTTATGAGTTCACAATACGATATTACACAGCAGTTCCTTAATGGTGGGGTCATACCAGCGGATCTGGTGGGGCAGGAGTCGGTATCTAAAACATATGTGGACGGACAAATAAGCTCACAGGATGCTGAAATATCTGTTATAGCAGGACTGGCAGCAACAGCTCAGAACACAGCAAATGTGGGTGTTAGTGCTGCTGGTGCAGCTCAATCTACAGCTAATACCGCAGTCGGTGCGGCGGGAACGGCGCAATATACAGCAGATGTAGCACAAACACGGATCAATAATATCGTAGCCAGTGCTGGCGATAGCAATACAGAGATAGTGGACGCACGTCAGCCAGTTGAAGGTGCTGCATTTCCTGTATTGGGATCTAGACTGAATAATTTTGATGCACAGTTTGCAGAAAAATCGATAGATATGATCAATGTGAAATCACTTGGAATTATAAGTGGAGACAACTCTACTTCCATAAAATCTTCGAATGCAGCTATATTAAAAAACCATATTGAAAATAATCCGGCAACCAATTATTATTTTCCTCCCGAGAGTTTTTATTTTGACGAAGTGCGGATAACAAAAACAGGAATTAAAGAAGTGTATTTGATTGGAGAATCCAAAATGTTATTCTCTAATACCGCGCTTCAATCAAGGATATTGACAGAGGGTAAAAATTTCATATTAAGAGACCACCCTACAGATGTTGATTTTAAATTCATTGTCCAAGGAATTTCTTTCTACTCTTCGAACCAACAAGGTAGATGCTTATCAGCTGTAAATACCTATGAAACAAGCTTTAAATTTAAGGATGTATTGTTCATAAACTACGATTATGGTTTTTATGCTCCGCAGTATTCGAGCGGATGTTACGGTGAAAACATAGCTATACACCAAAACCACTATGGTATCTATTCAGAGTTGGAATCTCATTTCACCATAATCAATAAGGTTTCCATGAACTTCAATGTTGTAGGTTTATACCTTACTGGATTTCAAACGTATATCAGGAACGTGCATTATGGTGTTGGATATGTAGGCGCTGACGCTGCTAATTTCTCAGAATATGTAGGCATATATACTCAGCTAGGAACAACTATAGACGGGTTTTATGCAGAAGCTTATGGACAAAATCCCTCAAAAGCAGTTTTTTTTAAGATTGACTTTCCCGGTTTTGATGCTGTCTTGGTTAGAATAAATAATGCTGCGTTCCCAAATGGTGGAGATACTGCCGGAGCTAAACACATAAAAATCACTAACGCTCGTCCACCGTATGGAACGTTAGCTTTTCCGAATAACAAGACTGTTTTGGAAATAACAGGTAGTAATGTTGAAGGACTTAATCTTCATACCGGAGGAACTACTCTTGTGAGAGGAGTTAAAATTAACGGCGACAACTACTTTAAAAACGCAAACTTTGCGGTGTTCAATAACGAAGAGTTGTTTGTAAATACAACAACAACCACCAAAGGTATTGATAACACATCTGGTGGGTTGACAATAACGCACATGCAGTTTCTTACTTCAGACATACAAGACTATACATTGTTTAAAAATAGTACTGATACAACTTCAACAGGAATGTTGTTTGATTCAACATTAGGCACAATTCGTTTTTTAAGTCCGGGAAAATATTCAATAAAATACAAGATTGAAGGAAAGGTTACTGCTGACGGAACTTATACTTTAGGTTACAGATTTAGAAACAGTGCAGGGACATATGAAGTTAAACGTCTTAAAAAAGTAGTGATTTCTAACCTATCTTTAGCTGATAACGGAGAAATAGAGGTAGATACTAATGGTCAATCAGGGTTTTATTTTGGATTCATTAAAAATGATGGTGCAATGATAGCTGATGCTGACTTTGGGACATTAGCGATCAAGTTGCATTTAAAACAGATTGGTTAAGGGGGATGCAGATGCGTAAAGTTGATAAGGTAATAACCATTCAAAAGATATCTCAAAAAACAGAGACAATTACACAAGAAGTAATAGACTCTATTTATGAAGTTAAAAATTTAGAATCTATCACTGTTACTGTTTCATTGATTAATTCTGTTGGAGACAAAGTAAAGTCTGAATCTCATGAAATTGTCGGAGATAACTATAGGCTTCTTATGAGCGATTCGCCAAACTTTGCTCCTAATAAGCCAGAAAATGAATATCGTGAAGTAGACTTGTGGCATGTTATTGATTTGATTAATGCTTAGACGGTCCATACTGTGCAACAAAGGAGGTCACAATGAAACCATGGCCATCATCACCAGATAGAATTAAACCAGTAGTCATTACATTGGCAGATGGCATTAATCAAGCAGTAGAGTCCATAGAGATTGCAGACGGTCAATGTACTGATGCAATCAACGTGGACTCTTTTATTTACCCCACACTTCAGGTACGTGACGGTTACGCCTTGCACAGCACGCACACAGGCTATATTAACCGTCTATTTACCTTCCTTGGTGTTTGGTACTGTGGCAATGAAAGAGGCTTATACAGGTTCACAGGATCATCTTGGGCGGCAGTATATGAGTATGGTGATTCCAATAATGAAAGGCTATGGGATGCGGCGATGTTCTTCGATGGATCAAAGCTGTACTTCTTAGACGGATCACTTCAGTTGCAGCAGTGGGACGGTACAACACTCACACCAATGAGCTCAGCGCCAGCAGCTAGTTCATTACTTACTACTCACGCCAACCGGTTCTACTTAGCGAATCGCAATGATAATCTGTTGTCATACTCCGGATTGCGTGACGCTGCGGACTGGACGAGCACCAACAAGTACACGGGGACTGGTAAAATAACCGTTGAAACACCAGACGGAGAGAAGCCAACCGGACTGATAGCCTACGCCGATCATGTGATACTCTTCAAAAAGTACACGCTGCATGAATTATACGGTGAGGATTCAACCAACTTCCAGATGCAGAATCCCTATGGTGTAGGCTGTATCTCAGATCGGACGCTAGTACCGACGAATGCAGCACTATATTGGCTGGCTTCAGACGGTGTATATGCTTACTCCGGTGGAGCGACACCAGTTAAGATCAGCGACCAGATCAAGAATTACATTGCTTCCATAAACCAAAGCTACGCCCGTCACTGTACCGCTGGTACTGATGGGCGTTTCTTGTATCTCTCACTTGTAACTGGTGGTAATACCATACCTAACGTGACTCTTAAGTATGACTTACAGGGTGGGCGCTGGTGGCCTTGTAGCTTCGTGGCTACATCTTACTTCCTCAACGGTCAAACGCCCTATATCGGAACCTCAGATGGTCGCGTGCTTCAAATGGGCGGTGCTACTGATGGCGGTAACGTGATTAACTGGTCTATCGAGACTAAGCCATTCTCTGAAGGTGATGAAACGGTACGCAAGACCATTAACCGCATATGGGTGATAGCTGATATCGAGCCGGGATCAACGCTTAATGTGGCTTATGCTGGTGGTACGGAGGGCGGCGCGTGGAACGTGGTTAACTCTATCACAAACGGTACTGGAGTGATACGAAGTACGCGCATCCCCGTTATTGTGCGCACACCTGAAACGTGGTATCGACTGAAGCTATACGGCACAGGGAAGGTCAAAATACACCGCATTGTGCGTGAAGTATCAAGGAGGAATGCTTAATGGCTAATGTGAATTTACCGAATACCGATGGCATGACAACAATGGATGAGCTTAGAAACGCTGTCGGTAAAATGACCAAGGAATTATCATGGCTGCTTAATAACCTAGACACGCGGAATGTGAATGAACTTAATGCAGAGGTGATTATAGCCAATACGATCACTGCTGATAAGATGGATGTGAATGAACTATCAGCGATTACAGCAAACTTAGGGCACATCACAGCAGGGTTGATTGAGTCTATACGTATATTCGGGTCATATATTGCAACGCGTAACGGTGCTTTTCCAAGGGCTGAGCTCAATAATGTTGGAGATCTTATAGCGGTTTATACGAATGCAAATAACTATTTGACAATTGAGCCAGGTATTACGGATGAACCTGTAATAACATATCGTAATGGTGGATCCCCTTCACTTGTAATAGGACCAGCTTTTGGTTTTTCAGTGGTTCTATCAACATCAGACATATTAATGGGTACAAATAACGGATCTTTACAGTTGCAGTGTGGATCTGGACCTTTTGATAACATAACCGTTCCTAATTGGGACAGGCTTGTTAACCCTATGACTGGCTTGAGTCTGCAAGATGAATTAGATTCACTTCGAGCAGAATTAGCTGGGAAAGCTGATATTTCACACTCACATACTGTCAATCTTGGAACTCATAATCACGGCATTGCTGGTGCAGTTAACTGGGGAGGAACCTTCTCAGTATCCTAATAGGATGGTACAATTAGGAAAAACTGTTACGGAGGTTGTCGAATCATGAAAAAGTTAATTACAGGAGCAATTGCAGGGGCGCTATTGCTAACAAGTGTGTCAGTATTCGCAGATTCTGCTAGTTTAGTAGGAAAGAAAGTTCAAGGATTATTCACAGTTGAACAAAATGGGAAGAGAATCGCTGACGCAGTTATCATTGATGGCACTGCATATGCTCCTGTAAGAGCTGTTTCTGAAGCTGCAGGGGTTGAATTAAAGGTAGAAGGGAAGAAAATTCTAATGTTAGAGTCCAAATCAGAAACAACAGTAGCTGAATCTAGTCCATCACCTACGGCAACACCATCAAAAACCGAAACGGACATTATCAAAGAAAAAGCAAGGAATATTCAGATCGAGATAAATAAACAGCAAACTGCAGGTATGGACATATATTTGAAACTAATTAATGATAAAAACAATACAGAGTTAAAAGAAAAATATGAACAATATGATAATAGTATTAAAGGATTACAAGAGGAATTGAAAGTGTTGGAACGCCAACTTGCTGAACTACAAAAATAACCATAAACTATTGCCCTACCATGCTACACTTAAGGAAATAATAGAACGGCCAGAGGACTCCATTAGGGGTCCTTTAATTATGAGGAGGATTATACAATGCCAAAAGAAACCCAAGAAAAATTGAATGAGACAATCGTATTATTGTGTGAAGATGTGCAGACCTGTGTTAATATTGGAATAAAAAATGGAGGCCACGTGGTTGGATTCCCCAACCTACCCGACCTCCTAAATTCGATTGCAAACCTTGTTAATGCTTCAAAATGTTAAGTATGAGGATTTAATACTGCTTGATAAACTATTTTGTAGAAATTAGAGATTTCCTGAGCGTTTAAGGTATTAACTTCAGTAGTAGTTTTCGTTAAATCTTTTCCTTCTACGGAAATAATACCGTTTTGAATTGCTGCAATAACGATCTCTTTTGCAATCTCAGATTGACTTTGTGACATATGTAAACACCTCCTTCCCGACACTACATTTTATAGTAAATGGTAAAAAATGAATAGGATTTATTTGGTAGGGCCTCGTATGAGGTCCTTTTTATATTGCAAAGGAGTGATAAGATGGCGACGATGATAGGTAACGGCGTAGTAGACTACAACACAGCTGAAGCAGAAGCTAAGAAGAAACTGGTGGCCAACCAGCTGAAGATCAACAATGATCCTAACTACGTAGCTAGCGAGCAGCAACGCGCCTTACAGGTGATAGCCGAACGTCAGAAACAAGGGTTGGACGTTACCGGACAGCAAAAGTATCTAAATAACCAACTTGGATATAAAGCTCCAGCAGCAAACACGGCGGCAGCATCTACGCCCACAGCAGCATCTAGCACACCAAAGAATAACACCCAACAAGGTTCCGAGTACCTGGAACAGATGAAAGCTATCGCCAACCGGACGATTACTCCATATTCATATAACCCCGATGCTGATCCAGCATATCAAGCAGCATTAAAACGGGCTGCGGCTAATATCGAAACGGGTAACTCACAGGCACAGGCTGAAATGAACAAACGCGGAATCCTGAACAGTACCATTACATCAGATCGAATGGGTGAGATAGCCTCACAAGAGATGGGTAACGTCGAAACGAACATAGTTCCACAACTGATGCAAGCTGATTATCAACGATATTTAGATAGGATCAATCAAGAGCAACAACAATTTAGTAACCTTGGATCGCTGGCGAATACGTCGTTCAGTGAGGACCAACGGGCGATTGATAACACTAATACTCGTGCTGGATTAACTGGTTATCTCTCAGGTGGGGAAGAAGCTCAGGGTCTTGTGAGCCAACTACTGAACCTAAAACAGCAAGCTGAGACTAAAGGTATTACAGCAGCTGAACGTAATAAACTGAGTAATCAGGCTGATGGTATCCGCGCTATGCTATCACAGATGGGTGTTGATGCAAGCCAGTATGCTTCAGGAGTGAACTACAATACTGCTAGTCAGGTAGCTCCTACAATTCGTACACTTGCTGGTCAGGATTCGGACAGAGCAGCTAATGCACAAACATTCAATCAGAACCTTGCTACACGCCAGCAGGATACATCAGAGAAGCAATATAACGAAAGTTTTGCTTATCAGAAAGCACGTGATGCAATCTCTGATAAACAATGGAAAACAAAGTTTGATGAAGATGTTCGTCAATATGGCCTTAACTATGGACTGCAAAGTCTTGCACAAGAAAACGATCAGTCCTATCGTCAGGCTCAACTCGCGCTGTCTCAAGACGATAATTATCGAGCTTGGACACAACTAGATTATGAAACTTCACAACCACAAACCACTAAATACTCAGGCCTAACGGCTAATCAGGTACTGAACAATGTAAAAGAACTGTACCAAGAACCTATCATGAAAACTGAAACTGACCTTAGAGGCAATACAACTCAGGTCCCAACAGGTAAGACTCAACTAACTAAAGACCCTGCCAAGCTCACACAAATGTTTGAATCTGTAATAGGTGCAGGGCTTAATGAGACTGAAACTAAACAGATTTTACTATCCCTTGGAATGTCTATGAAAGATATCGAAGCGAGAGCGAAATCGTACTCGGGAAACTGACTAGCCCCACAGCTAGTGCTAGTGGGGCTAAGTTGAACAGCAGTTTAGGAGGTTCGCTTAAAAACTCAGGGGACATATTTGCGGCAGCTGGTAAAAAGTACGGTGTTGATCCGGCTCTCTTAGCTGCAATTGCTGTACATGAAACTGGTAATGGTACGAGCAACGCTGTTAAAAACAAGAACAACGTTGGTGGAATGATGGGTAAAAACGGACTTATGACCTTTAGTAGCTTAGAGGAAGGCATTGACAAGATGGCATCTAACCTTAAACGAAACTACTTTGATAAAGGTCTGACAAGCATTGAAGCAATTCAGAAAAAGTATGCTCCGGTTGGCGCTAGTAATGACCCTACAAACCTTAATAGTAACTGGGTGAATGGAGTTAAGAAATATTACAAGATGTTTGGGGGTTAAAAAATGTCAATGTTTGATGCGGCACGAAATAAAATACGCGGTGAAGAAGCTAAACAAAGAGTTTTAGATCGCGTATATAATCCCAAACCAACGGAACCGGAAGAAGTGGAAGACATGTTTTCTTCTGTTAGAAAACATTTGGCTAACCCTTCTGCTACACCTCAGGCGCCAGCGACAACTGTCGCAGCTCCTGAGGTTACAGTTAATCCAATCACCAAAAAGGTGTTGGAATCTACTTTAAACAGCGTTATGAATCCACAGGTTAAACCTTCAACAAAAAAAGAATCACTCGGATCAAAACTGATGGATGGTATACAAGGATTTAACGCCTTTACAGACCGTGCGAAGTCAGCTGCTACATTTGATCTTACTGGTTTAGTTGATCAGATGTTTACTAAAATAGGACCAGAAGAAGCAAGAAAAGCGCAACAAGAATCTATAGATCGAGCTAAAAATGTTAAGGGTGGAGTTGTCGCTGATGTAGCCGGTTCCTTATTGAGTGGCCAAGGTGCGTATAAACTTGGCGGTGAAATAGTAGGGCCGCTTATTAAAAATGCACCAAAATTAGTCCAACAACTTGCAAAAGGTGCTGCAGCAGGTGCTGCATTCGAAGTACCTAGACAGACTTCTCAAGAGATTGCAGAACGTTTTGGTGGGGATAAACAAAGTATGAATCAGAGACTCAAAAACGTAGGTATCTCTACGGCATTAGGAGGGCTTACTGACCTCGGGATTGGTGTTGGTGGTGCTGCTTCTAGAGGTATAGCTAATCCAGTACTTGGTAGAGCTGTTGGCGGTGGTATTGGATTAGGCAGTGTTGGTGCGGCGCTTGGTGCGGCTAACGAGTTTCAAGAAGCTTCAAGCGGTCAACAACAGTCTATAGGTGGTCGTATTGGAGATGTAGCAAAATATGCAGGTGCTGGTATTGGATTAGGCGCTCTAGGAGGTGCAGCATCTGGAAAGTTATTCAGACGTGGTTCAACTGGTCAACCTGTAGAGGTTTCACCAAATGAAGCAGTGAACACCCCTGCAACAGCGGATAACCCTGCACTAACAAGGGAACAAAGTATCTACCGAAAATATATGAATGATCAGCCTATCACTCAGGAAGAAATGGATTTTATGCTTGGCTCTGATTGGAATGAAGAAAACCTATTGATTAGAAATGCAGAACCAACTTCAGAAGTAGCAGCAACTAGAGCAACTCAGGCAGAAGCACAAAAACAGGACTTATTCACCGATTTGTTTGGTGATCAAGGATTAGGTATATCTGCAACAGGAAGCAGTTCTAGGGTTGGGACTGGTCCGATAGATACAGCAGATCAAATCGTACGTAGTTCCATTCGTAACGATAAGGAAGGGTTAAAGCAAGCGGCAGCAGCGCAGGCAAGAGCGACATACCAGAACCTTGTAGATAGCTTGTCTCCTTTGAAAAAGATCGGAGATGATGTTTATGAGTCTGCTATGGATGCAACTAGAGCGAATAATATTGCTAATGCTGTTGTTCGTGACAAATTAGTGAATCTTCAAGGAGAAGTTATAGGTAATAGCTTGAACGATATTTTCAAAAAAGTAGCGCGTGGCCAAGACGATAAATTCGTTGATTACTTGACTCTCCGACATGCAAAAACCCGTATGTTGCGTGAAGAACGAGTATACGCTGAGAACTTGGGTATGACTCCTGAAAAAGTTCAGCAGCGAATCGACACGTATAATCAACGTTACCCCGGATTTGAAGCAATCGCGAAGGAATGGGACCAATTCAATGATAATATCCTTCAAGAGTTCGGGGTAAAAGAGGGGCTTTTATCTGAAGCAGCGTACACCGCAATGAGAGAGAAAAACCCTAACTATTCTCCAATGAAGCGTCAATTCTCGCGTTCTGAGAAACCGGGTCGTAGCTTCATCCAGAAGTCTACTAAGTCCTCTTTCAGTGGTCAGAACGCACCTATAAAAGAAGTTAGTAAGACTGGTTCAGTTCGAAATATCGTGGATCCACGTAGATCAACAATTGAATCTGTAGGTGCATGGACAAATGCAGCGCTTCGTAACCGGACCATGCAATCAATTGTAAAAGCGATAAAGCGCGATCCTGAAGTATTCGACGGTGTGATTACCTTTGCTGATGTTGCGGATAATGTTAAACAATCATCTATTAAAGAGATGAACAACATTATTGAATCTGATGGGATTGAGGGATTATTAACAGCATTAGACAATGACTTTGAAATGTTGTTCAACAAAGGAAAGAATATCAACCTTAATGAAGACAATGTAGTAAGAGCAATGGTTGATGGCGAACCAGTGTATCTAAAGGTTCATGATCCAGAGATTGTTAAGGCTCTTATTGGTATGGGGCCGCAAGCTTCAAACATTCTTATAGACACTATGAGCGCATTCAGTAATTGGACTAAACGGGGTGCTACCGGATTGTTGGCACCAGCATTCGCCATCAAAGGAGCTACAATGGACCTTGCACAGTCTGCAATTCAGTCGAAGAATCCGCCGAAGCAGATTGCATACACCATTTATTCTATCTTCAGTGGTATTGGTGACTCGCTGGACATACCTGGCTTGCGTAATTGGGCGCAAGAGTACCGTAGGGCAGGCGGAGGATATACAGCAGCGCTTAAAGGTGATCGGGCGCTGAATAAAAATATATCTGAAATTACTCGCGACCCTTTATTATCACCGAAAGGATTAGCTAAAGGTGCAGTCAAGGCAGTTAAATCACCTTTTAGAATTCTTGAGGGTATCGGGAATATTGCGGAGAATGCACCGCGTATTGCTGCCGCTAAGATCGAACGTGAGAGCTTGGGAAATCAGATCACACCTGAGAGCATACGTCAGGCTATGAGTGCAGGGCGTGAAGTAACAGTAAACTTCTCTCGCAAAGGCGCTTTTACACGTGATATCGAGGCGTTTGTCCCATACAATAATGCTGCTGTACAAGGAACGTATCGTGTTCTAAGAGCATTTAAAAAGAACCCAGTACGGACAGTTGCGGCAATAGGTACGCTAGCTGTACTACCTAAGATGTATGAATACTCTAAGTTCGGTGATGATCCAGATTATCAGAACCTTCCAGCACGTGAACGCATGAGAAACCTTATAGTCAAGAAGAATGATGATGGTACTTTTGTTAAGATTCCGATGGAGCCAGCCTATAACAGCTTTGGAGAAGCAACAATAGAAGCCCTGAGATACTTCAAAGACAATGATCCAAAAGCATTCAAAGGCTCAATGGATGCCTTAGCGAATGCTTGGACACCGCCGCTTTTGACTGGTGCATTGCAAGGAGTTACTAAAGGTGACGGAGCAGAAGGTAGTATTGCTGGCGTTGTTAACTCTACAGTTGCTGCACCGTTCGTTGCGACAGTAGCAAACCAATCATTCACAGGTGCACCAATCGTTTCACAGGCATTACAAGACCGGAGTAAACAATATCAGTATGATGAAAGAACGAGCTCAGTAGCTAAAACATTAGGTAAAACATTAAATATGTCACCACAAAAAGTAGACTACATCATTAAAAGTTATGGCGGTGACCTTGCAAGATTAGTACTTCCTCTTACATCAGACTTGGGGCAAGGGAACGCACGTAATACACTGCTGAAAAACTTTATAGTTGATCCTCAGTTCAGCAACACGTTAACTGATGATTTCTATACCGCTAAGGACAAGCTTAATCAGGCTTACGCTAACTTTAATGAGGCAGATGTTGAACTGCCTAGCTGGTACGACGATGACCTTAGAAAGGCGCTTAATTCGTCTGCGAAGGGTTCTGTTTCTAAACAACTATCCGAACTACGTGACTGGAAGAAAGAAGTTACTGCTGATAAATCGATATCTGACAAGGAACGGACCAAGCAAATACGTGAGATTCAACAGAAGATCAATGAAATATATATTGATGTAAACTCTGTGCTTTCGGAATCGGGTGTAATCAAATGATAGAATTTGACGAGTCAGAACTAAAACAATCAGCAGTATCGGATGAATTACTATATCTGATACTGCTTTTTCATGGGCCCGAAGTGAAGGATCTCTTTTTATATGGCGGTGAAACTATTGTGGAGTGTACTCGAGACGCTGTATGAAATTGCTTACTACCTATTAAAGAACATGGAGTCTCTCAAGTGGGAGGCTCTTTTGTTTTACCTGTTCTATCTTTTTGGGAAACGGTCAGGAATGAAGATGTTCAAAAGATTCCTGACCGCACACTTCCCATATCTAGCAGACGAAAATGAGGACTGGCGAAGATGGGCGACGAACCAAATCGAATTGTTAGGTGGGCGAAAATGGCAGCCAACGAAATTGTATGGTCGTACGAAACAATTAAAGAGACTGGATCAGAAGAGCTCAACTACATTATCGAACTTATCACAGGTGGTCACAGACCAGGGAGGGCGATACCAGATGGCGAAGAAAAAGAAGGTCCTAGTAGATCCAGGTCATGGCGGTCATGACTCTGGAGCTATAAGTATCACAGGTGTAAAAGAAAAGGATATCAACCTTGCTACAGCCCTGATGGTAAAAGAATTACTGAAAGGACACCCGGACATAGAAGTTATTCTTACTCGTGAAACAGATATGTTTATTAGCCTAAGCGAACGTGCAAATATGGCAAATAAAATGAAGGTTGATGCTTTTATCTCAATTCATGTAAACAGTTATAAATCAGATTCTTCTGGATCTGAAACAGAATATACCCGAGATGGTGATAGCGTTAAGCTTGCTAACATTCTTCAAAAAAATTTGGTGCAAGCAACAGGATTCAGAAACCGTGGAATTAACAAACTCAATCTAGCGGTTACTAGAGAAACTAAGATGGCCGCAGCATTGACTGAACCGGGGTATTTAAGCAATCCATCAGAAGAGCCTATCTTGATTTCCACCAGTTTTATTTCTAAATATGCAGACGCGGTAGCTAGATCTGCTTGTGAATTCTTTGGTGTGGAATTTGTAAGTAAACCTGCGACACCAGAAAATACATTTCCAGCAGAAATCGTAATCGGTGAAAAT